CTCACCATTGCCAACATACTCACCAGTTGCTTTTTTGTCGGCAAATGGGCTTGTCCAGATGGCAATAGATTTAGGGCCGGCATAACTAACAACCGAGCCAACACCTTGGAAAGGCACGATTAGGCCCGTGCTGTCTGTATTATCGCCAATTGTAATGGTGCCAGAGCCTGAAACGTTGTTGACCACATAGCTGCCAGATTTGTCAAACGTGAAGAATGGACCGTCAACCCAATTGTTCGTGCCAATTTCATACCAGGTATCATCATTAACCGTGTTATCACTAGCTTGCCGGCTCACTTTGTAGTAGGTGCCATTTTGGACTGTGCCCACAACTTTGTGACCCGCATACGGTGTATCGTACATTTGAAGCCCACCAGTGCCCACGTATTGCACAATACCCACGCCATCATAATCAGTGCTGGTGTCTGTTGTGTCGCTTGTTGAATCCGGCGTGTAGGTTGCGTACGGCATTATGGCGGTGTACGTCTTATCGATCTGCTCATCTTGCTCGATCGTTTGAATATTGCGGCCATATTTGACAACAATGTGTGTGTCATCACCACCATGCTGCAACAATTTTAGATTGTAGTTATCAGCTACCCATTCACCACCAAACAATGAGGCCATGGAGTTGGTCTGGTCACCAGCCTCATCGGCATCAATGAGCATATCCATCGTGTTGTCTATTGATTTGAAGTCAAAGCCAACATTCGCAACTTTTGTGATGTCACTGTCAAAAGTCAACGCTGGGATTGGGTCTGCAAGTGCGTTAGAAATAGCATTGAATGTGTCAGCAGGTGATGCATTTGCAATGGAAATGGTTGAACTGATGGTGTTATAGGCTAGATCGCCCCATATTTGATTGGCTTCAATTGTGACTGCTGTGCCACTCTTAACTACACGAGTGATTCTAAACTTTTGTCGCAGTGAGTCTGGGCCACAATCGGCTAAAATGATTCGACCTTTTTGCAACTCTTTTGCCAAAGGATCAGCGGGGTTGTAAGTCATGTTGAGCACACCCACTGCATTGCTATCTCTGGTTACAGTGCCGGTTAAAATTCCTGTCAAATACCCTAAGCCTAACGTGTTGGTGTCATCACTAGCTCTTTCATAAAGAATTGGAAAACGTAAATACTCAGTCAAGCCAGACACCTCCAGTTAGGTTGATATTCAAATTCTGTGTAGCTACCAGTCAGTGAAATTGTGTTGTTTCCAGGGGTTAAAACTGGAAAGTCATTGTCTGGAAAAATTGCTAAACCTGCCCGACTGTTATTCAAATCTTTGTAAACCAGCGCTCGTTCAGAATCAATGTAAATTTCATCGTCAATACCGTTGAGCTTGTAATCGGCTCCATTGACAGTTAAAGCCAAATTGCCAGTTCCTTTGATGTGCCAGAGCGGCTCTGCTGACCACTGCTCTGTGTTGTTTACTTGTGTTGGCACTGATTGGAACTGTTGACCATCAAGCCTTTTCAAAAACGGTTTACAATCGAACTGTACAACCACCTGCGCCCACATATTGTTAGTGATGGTCATTGTTGGTGCTGTTGCCACATGTGCTTCCCACTCGTATCCAGAGATTAGATCTGCTGTTAGCGGAGAATAGTCATCTCCTACCACCCAGTTTCTTATTTCTCTGCCTATGGATTGAAGAGTGGGCGATTGAAAAGGCCGGTGAAGAACAAAAGTGACTGGTTGAACAAAGTTTTTATAGCGCATATTGCTCTGGATTGTGTCACCATTGACCCCAGGCACTGAAACAGCAGTTATATCGGATTCTGGGTGGACAAACTCAAATGGATAACTGATGGCCAGATGGAACTCGTCGCTGGTATGACCGTTGAAACCTATTCTGCTAATTGCCACTCAAATTCAAACCTCCTTTATTCAAAGATCGTGCCAAATTTTGACGGATGTATTTATCTTCCTGTGTTACTAATGCTTTGCCGTCCACGTTAACGGTGGTGCTTACATCCATGTCAGATGTGGCAAAAGCAGTCAAAATGCTGATTAATGTATCCAGCTTTTTGCTGATTGTGCTGTCCGAATCACTAGTATTAGTTGTTGAGCCTAGGTTTTGATTGATGTTGCTCACAGCTTGACCAAGTAATTGCCAAGCTCTAGATGCTTTAGCTGCACCTAGCGGCAATACTGTTTCAGGCCCATCTTCGCCGATAATGGCTGAAAGCGGTTGATTAACTAATCCACCATTTGCCATCCGTGGTGCACCAGTAGGACCATCATTCTTCCAATCCCATTTATACATACCACCCCATGAAGGATAGGTGACGTAGCCAATACTATTTTGCCAGTCGCTATTATTGAAAAAGTGCACAAAATTATCGAGAACACTGCTTCGATTGTTGTGCCCCGGCACATCATAATAGCTCCACGTGCTTGGAATGTATTGCAACAGCCCTACACTTGCCATGCCAGCCCGTGCATTGTCATCGGTTAAATTTGCAGCATTACTATTGCCACCACTTTCACTCATGGCAACATTGGCTAAAGCTTTTATAAAGTCATCACTAGGGTTAACGCCCATGATGCTTGCAGCTTGACGGGCAATTGCTTCCAATTCAGGGTAAGATTTCTTTGCTCCACCACCTAGAGATGAATCATCCATGGATTGCTGAATCTTTGTCAGCTGTTTTTTGAACCAACTAGCAACATTGCCAATCAGCTTATTAATCACACCACCGGCTAAATCACTGAACATTTTGACGCCACCGGAAATGCCACTAACGCTAGATTTAATTAGCTTCCCAACATTTTCAATCGGGTGCGCTAACCAGTCAGCTACTTCTTTTGCTTTATCCCAAGCGCCGCTGAAGAACTTACCAACACTGCCAACGACACCACCAAGATCATAGTGTTCAATTCCGGCTAAGCTCATTATTGCCTTTGTTTCTTTCCCATTGAAAACACGAGTGCCTTCTGGAAGTAGACCAGTGGCATTGCGCTTTTGAGACATACCGACTTGACCATTTGGCAGCTGATACAGCTCTTTCCAGTCAGGGCCAGCACCATCGTTGACCATGACCATGTGCAATTTCTGAGTAACCACGCCACCTTGCTCGAAATGAACAGGTGATAATTTATGAAGAGCAGACTTGCCAGTAAACTTTTCCCAGACCCAGTTGATGCCTGAAATGGCTCCATTTATAACATTGATTATTGCATTCATTCCGTCGCTGGCAGCGTGTTTCATACCACTCCACATGTCACTGAATGCAGATTTCATGCCAGACCATGCAGCATTCCAAGCACCTTTGATTGCACCGAGGGTTGTTGAAATAACATTTTTGATGCCGCCAAAAACGTCTGAAACAATCTTCTTCATGCCAGACCAATAGTCCGACAGCATTTTCTTGATGTCTGACCAGGCTTTTGACCAATTGCCACTCAGTAAATCCATGCCAACCTTGAGTAAGTCAGTGATGACCTTTAATGCTGACGAAATCGTGTCTTTGAGCACTTTCCAAGTGGCAGACAGAACAGATGAAATAACATTCCATGTGCCCTTCCAGATGGCTGGCAGCACTTTTGCATAAACTGTAAACTCTGCCTTGAAAAATCCAAACATAATATCTACAACTGGCTTGATTGCTTTCCAGGCATTTGAAATGATTTTAACGATCAAAGACCACGTTGTCTGGAATAGCTTACCAATCAGGCTTAAAATGGGCTGAATACTCTTCCACATGCTCTGCATTCCGGAAACAACAGCCTTCAAAGCTGGCTTCAAAGCATTGCCTATCACTTTGACTACGTTATTAACTGCATCATGAAAAGGCTTTATGTGCTTGTAGGCTTCATAAAAAGCGGCTCCGGCTGCCACAACCGCAAGAACAATGCCACCAGGTCCAGTCAGCAGAAGTTTTAATGCACCAAAAATTTTTGTGGCTCCACCCAAACCACCAGCAGATGATAGCTTTGACAATGCTCCAAAGTCTTTAATGCTTTTCAGAGCTGTTAGACCTTTGAAAGCTCCTGTAAGTGCACCTGTAAACTTGACTATTTTTGTCGTTGCCCATAAAGCCACCAGTGTTTTGGCTAGAGTTTGAATGCCACTCTTGTTCTTGGCGATATTTCCTAGCGCTGTGTTAGCATTCTTGAGTGGATCGGCTGATTTTTTGGCTCCAGAACCCATCAAACCTAGGCTCTTGGCTATGCTCGAAACAACGCCAGAGATTGTGCGCCAGACAGCTGAACCAAATGTTTTAGCAATGGATAACACTGATGAACCAATGCCAGTAATGTCACTCCGATGTGCTGCTAGATAGCCTAACAGCTTGGTCGCTTGCTCTGCGATGTTAGCTATACCTTTGCCCAACATTGTAGCTGCACCTTGAACAGCTGAACTGGACATTAGGCTGGCTAGTTCTGACATACCAGTGTTTTTGATGGAGAGCAGCGGTGCAGACATCTTTTTCTTCAGGACATCCCATGATGCACTCATCTGAGCCTGCGCACCTTCAGCAGTTTTGCCAAAGTCTTTATAAATGTCACTTGAGTTTTTGCCAGCCTTAGCCAACAGATTAAGGAAGTCGGTAGACGAAACTTTGCCAGCACTAACCATCTTTGCAAATGCATCTTGAGAAACACCAGCCGCTTTGGCTAATTGAGATCCTAAGTTTGGAGCTGTCTTTTCGAGCCTTGCCAGAGAAGAAGTAGACAGCTTTGTTTGTGAAGTGACTCGGGTTAACTGCTTTGCGAAGCCAGATAACTGGTCACCATTCAGCCTGGCGCCTGTACCAATGGCAGTAATGCCGGCTGTAACCGCTTCTGTCATCTTTGTATTGCCGTGCGTAACAGTATCGACAGTTTTCTGCATTCCACCGATTACTGAAATGGCTTGCCCAGACTTGGATGTTAGATCACTGACTTGATTGCCTAATGACTTAACATCTTTGGCTGACTTACCCATCTGCTCCCATGTGGTGGCAGATTTTTCGCCTTCTTCATCCAACTCTAGACCAGATTTAACTGTGTCTTTGATAGCACCTGAAAGATCAGACCAGCCATTGGTGATAGCATTTGAAACCACACTACCCTCAACAATTTTTTTGAATAATGATGGCGTCTTTTCTGCTTGTTTGTTTGTGCCACTGATTGCTGTCTTGATTCTATCCCAAGCAGACGGATTAGCTTTGTCCATTTCAGATTGGAGACTGGTCATTGAAGACTTGGCTTTGGCTAGAGATGTAGCTGTTTCATCAACCCGCGTCTTCTGCGTACGCCATGCGTCTGAATCCTTGCCACTAGCACTGGCAATCTTATCCAGTTCAGCTGACTGCTTGGACAGTTGTTCATTCAGATTGCTAATGGACGACTTATAACCTTCAAGTTTGGCCTTATTGGCCTCTTGCTCTTTACCCTCTGCCTGCAACCGAGTGACATATACTTGATTAGCGCGTGCGGCCGCTGTGTACTCACTCTGTAAAGCGGCTAACCCAGACTTCTGATAGTCCATTGCTGCTTTGGCTCGCTCTTGTTGAGCCTGCATACTGGCCAGCTGCTTGTTAGCACCGTCAATTTGTTGCTGATATTTCAGAAACTGTTGAGCTGTTTCGGAAGTATTGCCTTTAAGCTCTGATTGCTTGTTTTTAAGAGCATCAATCTTTGACTGCTGTGCTTCAATAGATTTGCCCAAACCTTCATACCGAGCTTGAGCTGCGCCAACAGCATCACCAGCACTTTTCATCTCAGCTTCTTGTGCTTTCCATGCTGATTGGCTGGATCTAACAACCGCTGTTAGTGACTTGACGGATTCGCTAGCAGATAACAGGTCCAGGGCAATGCTGGTTGACATTGTTGCATTAATTTGCTGTGTCATACTTTATTTAATCACCCTTTCTCTTGTTTCTGCTGATAACTCAAAAACATCCTGCCTGGATCAATTGGACGGTCTTTCTTGTCCTTGGCAGACATCATTTCCAACATCTCGAAATAGTCAGCTTCATCAAAATCCCTTAAGGACCAGTGAAAATAAATGACGGCCTGTTTTTTTGACCATCTGAAATCTTCAATCTGGTTTTTCAACTCATAAACTCGTACAGGAGGGCTAATCCTTGTCGCTTTTGTCCGCGGCCTGCTCTTTCTTGTTAGCCAAGTCGATGTCTTCATCACTCATGCCCATCATTCTCTCAAATGTGTAATTAACTGCCTCGACTGTTTGCTTGAAGTCCATTTCGTCCAGCTTGTCCTGCTCCTGCTTGTTCAGTCCTAAGATAGTGGTCAAAAATTCAAGGGAGTTATGCAGCATGTCTCGCTGCATCTTAATGATCTCAATTGGTTCTTTGTCTTGAATGTCATCTGCCTGAGCCATGAGCAGTTGCAGATCATACATCTTCTCCATGTTTCGATTGGTCGTCTTCACGTCGTGCTCCCGATTGCTAATTGCCGTTACCTTGATTTTCATATGTGTACCATCCTTTGATTTTTTGTATTAAAAATGCCGGCCCAAGGACTTGCACCATTGGTGTGACTGCTACCGGCTGTTTAGCTATTGTTGAAATTTCTATTCTGTCACTTGCTGGTTGATACTTATTCGTTTGCCTGTTTTAGATTGCATCAGAACCGGCTTCTCAGCACTAACCAAATGTAACTATCCTTGTGTTCCTGAACCAGTGGTAGAACCTGAACCACCAGCTGGAGGAGTGGGCAGAACATAGCCGCCAAATACTTCACTGTACATATTTGCCTTGTCAAACTTGCTATCCAAGTCACTGTAAATCTTATAAGGTTGACCATCGAAGGCTGTTGTTGACAGAGCAGTGTATGTCAGTTGATCATCAACTCGTTCCTCGCTGGCTTGATCAGTCTGAATGTTGGCCGCAGTTTCGGTCATGATCCCGTCACCAAATCCGTAGTAAACATAATGCAAGCGGTCAATGGTTTGAGTTGTAATCAACAATGCCACATGAGCTTTCAAATTTTCGTCGGTATAACCGCCCTTGCTATCATCGACAAAGCCCTTGATTTGTTGCTTGATTGAAAAATCCAAGTTGTTGATGTCCAAAGCTACAGATGGCTCGCTTGTGCCAACGGTAACGTCTTGAACGTTATTGTTCCCGTAAATTTTGGCAATGGTGCCTGACAATCCAGTGATATTGGCTGTTTTGGTGCCCAAATCTTTGTGGTCAACGGTGTAAATGCCACCCGTACCAATGCCGGTTGTTGTGTCTGAAATAAGCTTTTGGTATTGGTCAACCAGTGCCAACTGGATTTGATAAAGTCCTACTGTTGCCATTAAAACGTCTCCTTTAATATTTTTGTTCTGCTGAAATAAAATGTGTTGCTCAACTGCTGCGTGTCAGGGCCTAACGTGCGCTGTCTGACTGCTGCAACTTGCCAATTCTGATGAACAAACGCCTTCATCAGGCTGACTTCAATGTCTTCGGGGTCAGTTTCAAGATGCTGTGAGTACCAAATCTGTACTTCAACTTCTTGATTCAATGCCCAAAAGTCATCATTTCCGAAAGATGCTGGATCATTAGCAGCATCAGAAATCAGAACAACTGTTTTATCTTTGCTGTCTACCAACTCCTGCGGCAGGTTGTTGCCTTCGATTGCGTCAATTCCAGAGATATTTGCTTGGTTGAGAATAGATACAGCATCATCTACTGCGCTCATTTGTCTCCACCACCGTTCAGCTTGGCAACAATAGCTTGGTATTCAGCTTGTTCAGCCGCAAACACGGCGTCTTTAGCATCATTTCTGGCATTATCTACAAAATGGTCACCACGTAGCTTTTTAGTGCCATCGTTCAGAAAACCGGCGATGTATGCCTTGCTGCCAAAGCCAGCGGTTGATTTCCCATTGTGATCACCATCAATGTCGCCGGTAGCACTCCGAATATTGGCTGACAGATGGCCATACTTACCGCCATCGCCCTTAGTATTCGGATGTTTTTCTTTGGTGGCTTCTTGCAGCTTAGTGGCAAGAACATCAGCACCAGCTTTTGTTATTTTTTCCTGGTCTGTGATACTCAGCTGTGCAGCTTTAGACACCTGTTTCAGCCACTGATCAAGTGCTACATCCATGTCCATAGCTACGCCCCCTTGGTAATCTTCGTGAGGGTCAGATAATCGTACCGGATGGCATCATTGCTGTCGTCAGGGGACACATCAGCAATGTCATACACAACACCATCGAGACGTGCCTGCTGCTGCACAATGTTTCTGCCATCATGTCGTGTAATGATCGTGATCGAGTTATCCAAGCGTGTGCCTACAAGCGTGTACTGCTGTGTCAGCGTCCGTTTTTGCTGCTTGTAATGCAGTGTGTATGCAGGAACAAAGCTAGAAATGTTCAGGCCAGCACCTGTCTTGTGTGACTGTGGAACGCCAAACTCAACGGTCCGGCTGAAATCGCTTGGCTTAAAATTAGTTGCCATCAGTATCACCACTATCTGAATTAGTTGGCTGATTGGCCTGCAAATGAAGCAACATCATCAAAACGCCTTGCGACAGCCCGTTTTCTAGGGCTCGATCATAGTATTGCTGGGTAGCCATTGTTTTAATGGCGAGCTTGGCAATCGGATCGGTCTCATCAATTACCCCCACTGAGCTTGTAACCACTCCCGTAGCGCCAGCAACCAAGTTTGTGATTGTTGTTTTCTCGGCCTCATCAAGATTAAGCTCCGTCATCAGGTCATCAACAATTCCAGATTGGAAGCCGCCATCATCAGCCATTTGATCGTCTCCTTTATCAGCCGCCCGCTGAATCAACAACGCACTGTGTATTTCTTAAGCGACCATGCCATATTACTTGCTAGGTGCCGTGCTGGCAGCAAAGTTTGCTTGCTGGTCAGCGATTGCAGAGAAGGACCCAGCAACAAAGGCATCGGCATCAGTTGCTTGCACATCGAAGCGGTCGATGACACGCAGCTTAGTCTGATCATGCTCAAACGCACCAGCGCCAATGTTGGTGACAACCAAGCTCATCTGCTGACGGTCAAACAGTGTCGCGGCCTGAGAAAGATCGCCATAATATAACGGATAAACTGGTGCAGCAGCGGTGCCTGCGCTTGGCAGCCAACGATCAGAGATGACAACCACCTGATGACCACGAATGCTGTAAGGCATGTCAGGAACAACGTTGGCCTGAATAAGATACTGGCCCATGGCGTCCTTAACCTTTGCCAACTGTGCAAATCCGCTAACATTGGTCATCAAAACTGATGTGGACTGGATAGCCGGATCAACAGCTGTGTAGATCATATCCAAGATGTCGTCAAACTTAGCAATTGTTGGCTTCTTAGGAGCGTTGTTCATTGCTGAAATGATGACGCCGTTGCGCGTCACAACATCCTTACGGGAAACAAATTGTTCAATCCACGCTTGAATATTTTGATCGCTGTCATTAAGCAAAGTATTCGGCATTGTAGAAATACCGGCATACCGATGAATGGTGTATTTGATTTGTTTCAACTTTGGATCATCGTTGTCACCAATAAGTGCATTCTCATCATCAAGATTTGCCAGTGGTGTGATTGTTTCAAAAGGCTCATACACGCGTGAGCCAGTAGGGGTAGAAACATTCTCAACCTTCACGTATTGTTCGAGAGACGCGTATTGTCGTTTTAGTTGATTGATGTTGGTCTGAATATCAGGTGGAATTGTCAGGCCAGCATTAGACGTATCACCGTCCGTATTGCCTGAAGTTACCAGATCCGTAATCCGTTTCTTGCCCGTAGCCAAATCCACAAAATTGTGGACAAAGTCTTGGGCCTTAGACATTTTCTGAATGATGTTTACTTTCTTGTCGGTAATGTCAGTTGGATTTTCTGCCTCCGCTTCAGCTTTAGCGTCATCCAGCGCTGACTTTGCAAAGTCTCGAGCGGTCTTAGCAGCCTTCAAATCATCCGTTACTTTCTTAACGTCATCTTCCGTATAAGAAGACGGATCAGCCGCCAGCGCTACCGCCATTTTTTGCGACTCGTCTTGTAAATCCGTTACCTTTTGCCCCGCTGAAATCCACGCGGTGTTTAAATCGTTTAAACTAGCCATTATTTGGCCTCCTTGTTTTTAATGCCCAACAGCAAAGCTAGCTTCGGGTCAATGGCTTTCTTCCCATCATCCGTAGGCTGGCTCTCAGTTGGCTTATTCTGTTGACTGTTTGCTTTGATCATTAATGCTTTCACTCGGTGAATCATGTCAGTTGTTAGTGGCAAAACGCTGTTTGTAACTGCTGGTGCCGTGTCAAACATGATGTCATCGGCGAATCCTTTCTCAACAGCCTCTTTGGCATTGATCCATGTCTCGTTAACCATCATGTTGTACACATCACTAGGACTCATACCGGTTTTTGCTACATACACATCAACCAATGATTGGTCAATACTGTCTAACGATTGACTTGCTGAATTTAATGCGTCCACATTGCCATTGGCTGACGCTGATGCTCTGTGAATCATCAGCTGGGCTGTTGGTGCCATCTCGACTTTATCTCCTGCTAAAGCGACTACCGAGGCAGCGGAAGCAGCAAGTCCCACGATGTTAGTGACAATGCTGCCGGAATAGTTCTTAATGGCCGTTGCCATCTCACTGCCAGCAAACACATCACCGCCTGGGCTATTAATCTCCAAAACAACGTCCTGTCCGCTTGCCTTTGACAATGCATCAGACAAATCAGATGGGGTGACTGTCTGGTAACCAAAGAATTGATAAATGTCGGCATCTTCCTCGCTTGAGATAACGCCTTTAATTGGTACCGTTACTGCCATTCATATCACCTCCTTTAAGGTCTGACTCCGCAGGCGTATATTTAGGCGTATCAGCCGGCAAGAAACCGACACGGCGCAGCAAAAAGTCGGATTGGTTGCCAGAAAGCGCGCCGTTTTTGACAGCACCCCCAACGGCTGCTAGATAACTGCTCCGATCCTGATCAATGGCTGGCTGAATATCGATTTCAATAGTCGCTGAGAACTTTTCATTTAACTCACTAGCAATAGCCTGTGCATACCGGTTAAGACTATTCGCATACATGCCCTCAATCATCGATAAGGAGGACTGCTGGTCGCCTTGTCCATTAAGGTAGCTGTCAGGAATGTTGTAAACTTTCGCAATCTGTTTGCTTGTCCAGTCTGTGGACGAAAGCAGCTTAGAAACGTCCGAGTTTAGCTCCAACGGAGCATATGTTGTCAGCTCATCAAGCACGACTGGACCCTTATTCGAAGTTGCTTGAGTCATGAATCCAGCCGACAATGCCTGCTTCTCTTTGAGGCTTAGCGCTGACCCATTCTTTGCAGTCAACGTCCCGTTTGAAGTAATAGCCTTTGAGAGCGCCGATATCGTCAACCCATTGGCGCTGTTTTTGATGTTCAGTTCGTTTTGCAGAGCCAATAGCGGTGACCGGCCAACTTCTCCACCATTCCCAATGCCGAGCAGTCGAAGATGAATCATGTCTGACTGTGGCACATTGTTCATAACAGAAATACTTGGCTCGTCAAAAGAAACGTTGTAAGTGAGTCCAGTACCATCGCTCAAAAGAAATACAGATACCTGAGACGGCCGCAAATATTCAAGCCGAACTGGCTGGCCGGTAAGCTGGTTGCGCCAAATATAGGCATAGGCATTCCCATCAAGCAGCAGCTGTGCCGCCATCGACTGCCAAAAGGCTTGCCGATTAGTGGTTGCTGACGGATGATCAAGAATCGTTTGCGTTCGTGGCTGCCCTGCTTGCATATAGCAAGTGGCCAAGTCTGCGGACAATTGATAAATTGTGGCATAAAGGTCTGAGTTAAGTAGAGCTTTCCGCGCGGATACATAAGCGGCTGGATCAACCATTAAGCCAGTCATCATGTCGCCATCGGCTGATTCAAGCACGCTCTCATATTGGGGAGCAGCACGATTAGTTGCTTTACTACTCAAAAATCCAAAAAGCACCATTAATCACCTCCTCTTTTGGCTTTGTTGATCACAAGCGCTGTTGCGACCAGCAATATTCCCAGAATGACTTGTCCAACCAATAGACTGACTGAAAATGCAGCATAGACTAAAACGGCAAAGCCGCATAAAAAAAGAACTGTCTCGACGTTCGCAAGTAGAAACAGTCCTGCGACTTTCAGTACTTTATTAAATTGTTCAACCAATGGCATCGCCTCCAAACCCGAACTGGCCATTTTCAATCATCTTTTTAAACTTCTCGGGCGTCATGAGCTCAACTTCTTTGGTGCGGTCGTTGGCAATTCCGAAATCTTCAAAATGATACATGCCTTGGTAAAGCGCATCAATCAATGCATCAACGACATCAATTTTGAGTGTTGCTTTGGCCTTATCGACTTGAATTCCGACCTTATCTTCATAAATTTGGGCATTAAGCAATGCTTTCTCCATGATTTTGTCGTCCAATCTCTTGATTGATCCCTCGATAAAACCCGTTTGCAAAAATTTAGTGGGGTCTTTAAGCTCGCCAGTTCTCTGCCTGATGGGCATAATGTTCCAGCCACTGTTAAGTTCCAACTGCTTTACAAAGCGTGTGGCGCCCATGGCGTCGTAGCCAAAGCAAACCACATGCAAATGGTGGTCGCTTACATAATTCCTCAGCCACGAATATACTTGATCATCGTTGATGATGCCTTCCGGGTGACTAGTAATCGTGCAAAACCCTTGCTTTGCCAATTCACGGTATGCAATCCCATCTTGCTTTTCTTTGGCCTCAATGCTTCCAGCCTTTTGCCATGGAATAAAACTGTGCTGAAAAATATACCAATACTTATGTCCATCATTCTCGTAGGGAAAGACACCCCCAATAGCCGTATTGTCAGAAAACATTGAATAGTCAAACCCGATGTAAACATCACGATGATCAATGTTAAATTCAGGAATAATAGCACGTTCAACGTCTGCTAGTTTGAGAAAACTATTTTGTGACTCCTGCAGCCACATGTTCAGGTTCTTGTTTTGAAAATCGTCAACTGTCCCGGCAAGCATATCGGAATCTCGCTGACTTTTGAGCCCGGCCATTAAATCATCGTGCTTGGCTGGCAAATCCAATAGAGGATTGCTGTTAACCCATGTGTCTGGCTTGTACGTTTCGTCCAAATCATCTTGTGCCCAAACCAAGCACAACTGCGTATCGGCTTCCCGTTTGTAATCCTGCTCCATGGCTTGTTGTAGCGCCCGTTCGTCATCATGAAATGGGACGGTTGGGTTAGGATAAGCCGTGGAGATTTCCACGAACTGTTTGTTGGGGATTTGCACTTGGCCGGATACGATCTTGTTGATTTTCGTGCGGCTCTGCAATTCTCCAATTTCGTCAAAGATGGCGGTCGTAAAGTGGAATGAGTCGTACTGCCCGGACTCATGGCTGATTGCCCGCAGCACATTGTTCTGTTTCTTCTGGACAATCTGATCGGATTGGCTGGATAGCCCGTCAGGATTGAGGCCGACCTCTTCGGCCAATGACTTGAACGGTTCAATGTCCAGAATCTTACGCAGCATTGTCTTAATGTAGCCAAGGATTTTGCTGGTCTGTTTGAAATTGATAGATGCCACCAGGTAGTCCTGACTAGATAAGCCCAGGGATTCCACTAAAAACGAATAGCAGGCGATGATCGCCATCAAATAGGTCTTGCCGTTTGTCCGGCCAACACTTACGATGGCTCGGCTGAACCGTTTGCCACCATCAATGCCGCGCCAGCCAATCAATTGAGCCAAAATAAAAGCCTGCCAAGGCATTAGCTCGGTAGGCTCATCAGTGTGATCCACGTTCGGGCAAATTGCCGCGAACTTGAGGATGTTTGTGACTTTGTTCAGGTCGTAGTGGTATGGGAAGTCTGCCTCTTTTTCCAGCACCCGCTGCAAATCTCGGATATGGCGGAACGCGGCCAACTGGATCATGTAACCGGCCTGCTGCTTGCCCTCCAGCACGTCAAAAGCGTACTGCGTGCCGACATCTGGATAGGCATTACGCACATCGTCATAGTTGCCTAAGTGATATGCCTTAAACACATCATGCGATTGGGTCAAATCAATTGGCTTAATGGCTGTCACCTCCCAAGAACTTCTTCATCTGCTCGGCGATGTCTGTCTTGCCTTCATCAGGCGGCTTGATTTTAGCCATCTCCGCCCGTCCTTTCGGCGACAGGCCCAATTGCTCACCAACCGCATTAAGCTGCTTGAGCGAGTCATTATAGACCTGTGTCGCCGGGTTGCGTTTGTAGCCAACGAAGTCCTTTCCGACAATTGCACCGGTACTGTCTTGCAGCGAGTCAAATATCTTGGTCTGGATGCCATCATCAATGATGGACTGGTAGGCTTTCCGGTAAATTTCGTACTGCGTACAGTACAATTCCACCAGACCGGCATCAACTCGAATGACCGGTGCTTTGGTCTCTAAAAAGGGGACAACTTTACGCCACATGGCACTCGCAATTTTTCCCAGATGTTCCGGTGGACGTGCCGGCAAATGCCCGTTGTTCTGCTGATAAAATGGTTTTTGATTGGCGATGGTCGTTGCCTCCTTTCTTGAGTTAGCCCCCCCGCGTTAAAAATTTTGAAAGCATGCTTTGGCGCAAGATAACAGCTGTGTGTGGCTCCCCGTTTTAGAAAAATAGGGGGCGGGGGGCAAATTTTCAGCCGCGTCGTTGCGCTGTTTTCGATTGTTGCATGAGCTTAGCTACCCGTTTTACGTCACGTATCTCTGGCAATCCCGTGCGGCTGTTGGTTTGACCGGTGCCATAGTAGGATTGCTCCCACGCTGTTTTTTGCCGGTGGCAATCCGTACAGATGGTCGCTAGGTTCCCAGCGATGGTGGCCAGTCCCTGGTCTATTTCAATTGGCACAACGTGGTCGACGGTGTTTGCCAGCGTTATCTTGCCGTTTGCCTTGCAGTATTGGCAAAGTCCGTAGTCCCGATCAAGCACCAGTTGGCGAAGATGCTTCCACTGTGGTGTTTTGTAAAACTTGTACTGTTCACGTTTGCTTGCCGAACGATTGCGTATGATGTGGTTGTACTTCCAATAGCCGTGTTTCTTTTCGTCCGCTGCAACTTCCAATGACTTGTGCTGTGTGCAGTAGTGTGCCGGCCACTCCACCATATTGTGGCAGCCGTTGGCACGGCAACGGTGCACTCTAGGCATTATTTTTTTATCTCCTTTAATAGGATTTTACAAATCGGTAAGTACAGCTGTATAATTAAGGTTGTGTACAATGAAACTGGTTTTTAAAAATTAAGGAGGAGTATTTATGCATTTTCTTTGGGCATTAATCGTTGGAGCCATCATTGGTGCAATTGCTGGAGCAATTACCAATAAGGGTAATTCAATGGGATGGATCAGTAATATCATTGCTGGTCTCATTGGATCCGTCATCGGCGAAGGAATTCTTGGTCATTGGGGCCCCCAGTTAGCTGGGATGGCATTGATACCGTCCATTATTGGGGCAGTAATTCTTGTCGCAGTTGTGTCTTTCTTCACCTCTAGGCGTCAGAAAGGTTAGGAGGAGTCTATATGGAAACTGTTAATTCAGTTGTCAAGATTATGGTCGTAGGAACCTTAATTGTTGGAACTGTATTAATTGCCGGAACTGTTTTTAGTGCAAAATTAATTGACAGGGCTGGAGACAAATTACAGCAGAATATTCACAACTAACACGTTACTTCAAAGCACTGGGAAACCGGTGTTTTTTTATTGCGTGCAGATCAACCTAAAATTTTGTGTTTGTCTATTGTATTTGCTGCTCAACTGGGCGCATAATATGAATTGGGAAGCCGGTTATCTTTCTTCCAGCACCTTTCTTTCATGATCTTTCCGGCTTCTCCCCCAAGTGATTTTTCTTCAAACTGGTTCTGCTCCCATCAGGACCATGTTTTTATTTCCCATCGGTATCCCTGCCGATGGGTCTTTTTTTGGCAATTTTTAGAAAGCGTAATATAAAACGGTTGTGATTTAATGTTCAGCATATTGAATATGCCACCATTTAGGGCATAATGTTTTGTGAGGGAAATCGATGGCTATGCTCGACCCCCCAGTCGTTCAGCAGTTGACCGGTTCCCTCCAAAACCGGTACACCTTTCTCACCGACCCAACAGCCGGTGTTTTTTTGCACTAAAAAAGACGCTCCACAACGTTTTACAAAAATAATTTTTTGGCCCACGACCGAGTTCAGGCGGTCTTCGCTTCCTTTCGGTAGTTTGGTGGGCAACGAACGGAGTGTGGAGGATTTGAACCCCCGAACGATTTATCGTTACCTGTTTAGTAGACAGGCACCATCAGCCAGGCTCGGACAACACTCCATATGGCATCAGACAAGCTCACAGTCCCATGATTAAATATCACGTTCGGCCTAGGTGTGTCTCCGATATGCCATTAATATCACTGGTCAGGATTTGCACCTGACATGATGTGCGTTCACCGGCGCGTCTTTATCACACCATCTGCGTGTCCCAGCGTCTACCTATTCCGCCACAGTGATACGCCACGCTCTCCATATGGGTCATTGCATGACTATTTTTGCCCACCACGTATGCGTGTTATCCATGCCATCCGATGTTGGGTGGCATTTATCCATTTTTGAGTTTGAACACATCAATCATGGCAGTTGTGGGCAAAGACGGTTTGGGGGAATCGAACCCCCAGACAGCTTCGATTGTTGTCTGCACCAGCAAGCCGCTCAACATTTGGGAGGAATGTTTTGGAAGTTGGAAAGAAATGAAAGAAGGGTAATCACAGAACCCGTTGGCTA